TCTTGTTCAAACTTTGCAGCAACACCCATAGCACCAGCAACACGCTCTTGTTGTGCAAGTTTGCGTAGTTGTTTTACTCTTTGTGCTTTAGCAATACCTGGGTCAGTTAAGAATGAACCTGCAATATCTGAAGCAAGGTAAATTACTGCGCCCCATTTTGTTTCTGGGCTTCCAACTGGAGACACAGCAAAAACTGCATCACCAAAAAATGAACGTGGCTGATAGCCAATTACTTTACCTTTTGAATCACGGACAGCAACCTTAGCAACATCAAGTGATGCCTGACGAACAGCGTGTCCAACGCCTGTTTCTTCAGATACAAAGAATCCTTTACCAGTCTCAATATTGATAAGTGGATTTTGCTTTGCTTTAATCTTCTCAACGCTGTCATTAAATATTTTACCAACAACAACTTGGTTAGTAATATTTGTAGCAACCTTTGCTTTTTCTTCACCACTCATAAATGGGTTCATATTCAACCCAGTAGCAACACCGCTAATTACTCCTCGGTCCTGGACTTCATTAACAACGTTTCTATATGTTGCATTGATAGTCTGAAATGGAACAGCAATAACTGTTGTAGCGCCCTTGATGGCTCCTTTGACTCCACGCCAAAAAATACCACGCTTAGTTGCATCAAATTCTTCTTGCTTGCGCTTTTGAGCAACAACCTTTTGGTCAGCCATACGTGCTTCACGAGTATCTGCATCAATCTGAGCAATGCTTTTTGCAACGCCACTTTGTGCGTCGACGTTAAGATTAGACAATGAAGCAAGAACGCCAGGAGACATAAGGTTTCCTTGTGCATTCTTGATAATTGCTGCAGCCTGGGCTGGATTAACGGCAGAAGCCTGAGCAAAAGCAGCCTGTGCTTTGTAATCTTCTTCAGTCAATACTTCGCTTACGCGGTTACTGAACTCTAGTCTGCCATTATTAAAAGTGTACTTTCCCGCCACTAGGCACCTGCTTGCTGTCGGGCATCAATAGTTTCTACTATGTAGCGCAAGTCTTCATTGCGCGGGTTCTGTGCGTATAGGGCACGAATAACATCAACTGATGGGTCGCCCTCGTAAGGAATCTTAACTGGCAAAGGATTAACTTCGCGTCCCGCGTCGTCGCCAAATGGCATACCGTAAGTAATTGAGCGTTCAGGAGTTTCAGATGGGTCAGTGATTCTTTTTATCTCTGGCAAAGCAGGAAAGTTTTCAGCAGTATTTGTTTTCTTAACTGCAGCATTACCTGTCACACGGCTCTGATTAACTTCTTGATTCTGTCCATAAGGAAGACCTGTGTAATTAAGGTCAGCGACTCCGCTTTGACCTGCTCCGCCTACTCCTGAAACATTTGCAGGGTTATTCTGCGCTGCTGTAGGGCGGTCTCCGCCTCTATTTTCTGGTGCAGTAGTCATTGCGCCTCCTACTTAGTTTCTTGTTCAAGAATGTGAAATGGAGCAGATGTTCCATTGTTATTGATTGCTGCAATTCTCATTGCATCTAATATTGATACTCCAGCGTGGAGCGCACCTAGTGCGTAATCTCCGCCAGAGCCAACTGCATAAAATCCTGTATCGTTCATAGCAACTGCAAAATCGCTATCAATTTCAAATATAGTTCCATTGATTGCAATAAGTAGTTGTAGTTCAAACTTATTGTCATCATCACTTGAGCCTTTATTGAACTCAATACCAGCATCAACTAATGTTGTCTTAAGTGATGGTGCTACTTTGTTAATTACAAACTCATAAAGATTTTGTTTTGCTTTTGCTGTAACCATTGGTGGGTTCCACCCGTGGAGAGTAACTTGCAAAGCACGATAGTCACCAGCACCGCCGATAATATAATTACCACGCTCTACTGCTTTAACCATCTCAGGGTGTGTATAAACTTTTCCACCCTCTGCTACACGTGAATCACTTGCTATGACGCAACCATCTGCGTTCTGTACGCCTACGATTGTTGTCATTGTCCCCGCCTTGGTTATCTACGCGTAGTTGTGGTTGCTACTCTTGCTGAACCTTTACCACTTGATGTAAGTGATGAGATTAATGTTTGAATATCTGGACGTTGCTGAGGTTGAATCTCTCCTCCAGTTGGCTGTCCTGCTGCCATTTCTGGGGAAGGAGCGCCTCCTGCTGGAGAAGCGGTGGGAGCAGGGGACGGTTGCTCAACCATAGGTGCTGCCCCAGCAGGAGGAACCTGTTGCTGCGGAGCGAATGTGGCTTCAATAGCGTCTTCGAGAGCAGTGCCCTTTTGACGTGCCTTGATAACCGCAGCAATCTTATTCACGAGTTCTGATGGGTCCCCACCTGATGCAGCCATCTGTGGAATCGCTTGAGTCATAGCAGTAAGTGAACCGAGAAGTGCTTGACGCATATCTTCGATTTCAATCTTTTCTAATTCTTGTGTCACATTGACTGTGAATGGAAGTTCTCTCATAGCCATATCTCGGCTGATGAGTTTTCCTCCAAGTGCTTGAAGCATAAAGATAAGACCTTGCGCTGGATTAAGACCAGCAAGCATACCGTAGCGAACGTCAGCAGAAAAGTCCTGCTTGATGTCTTTGCTTGGCTTGTATGTAATTTCATAAGGTGAACCTGAATCTACTCCACGAATTGTTTTTTCCTGAGGGAATAGAACTTCATCTGTTTCAAAACAAATTTGAATAACATCACGAAGTGCTGCAGCAAAGATTGCTTGTGCAGACTTAACTTGTGTATCAAAGGCACCCATAAGCGCCTGTACACCTTGTCCCGTAACTACTGATGCACTGATGTTTCCTGTTCGTCCTTCAGGATAACGAGCACCAACACGAAGTTCAGAGTTGAGAAGTTGAGATTCTGTAAATGCGCCTTGAGGAATGTTTAGTTCTACACGGCGTACACCTGCTGGATTGTTTGTACGGATAACCGCATCTCCACCAAGTTGCAACTCTTGTACATCCGAAGGAAGTACGATAGGTGCCTGTACAGATTTCTCTGCTGCTTCCATTGCAAGCAATGCGAAGCGGTTGCGAAGCAATTGAATACCAAGGATGTCGTCAAATTGTCCACGTAGTTCGCCATCAATAGATGGTTTACGTGCAACAACAATCATCATCTTTCCAAGGGGATTTGATGCGTGAGACAGAATTAAATCTGCCTTGCTTGGAATGTAGATGACTGACTGGTCTTTGTCGTAATAGCGAATCATCTCAACCTGAGCAGTCAAATCCTGGTCGTAGCCTCGTCGTCCGAGTAACTGGGATTCGTAATCAGGGAACTGAGATACGAGTTCGCCTAGCGTCATTGCATATCGCTTTGCAAATGCCACACAACGTCCATAGCGGTCAAACTCTGGGTAAGCACCCACTGGGTTTTCTATGCGGATTCGTGGCAGTTTTGCGTCTTCATCCAATTCAATTACGAACGGGAGGAAACCATATGTGATGTACCAGTCAGCACCTTGGTACATCTGTACAGCAAGGTCTGAGTGCTGGAAGTAGTTCGATGCGATACGTGTGCGCTTGTCAGCGAAAGAACGTGCACGGTCATTGACCGCGTTTGCTGCAGAGCAGTTAACTGCAGGAAGTGGAGCCATAACCTCAGAGAGGTCACGGGCTACAATGTCGATAAAGTTAGCAACTACGTTGGCAGATACGCCCTCTGGGAAAAAGTCAGGATAGACATCAGCAATTTTTCCACGGCGGACTGCGAGTACGTCAAGGTTACGCTGGTCGCGTTCTCCGTTGAGGTGGCGTAGAGATTCAACTCTCGCAAACACCTGCTTCATTGATAATGCCATTGTTATCCTATCCGTATTGTTGCGACCACTGGTCAGCGATTGCTTCATCTAAATTGATAGAGCCTCTTTGTGCCCTCTGTGCTCGTGTTGCCCAGCGATTATTAGTGTAAGAACCAATCCGTGTGGACTGTTGCATTAGTTCGCGGATGCGAATGACTGCAAACCACAGTGCCATTACGCAGTCTGTAGGGTTTCGTGTGTCAGGTTTCCAGGTAATCAACTCTTGAACTAATGTCTTAAGACCTTCAGAGCCTTCATTACTTGGTAGTTCAATCAGGTTGTTATCCTGGAATCGTCCATCTCGTGTGTTGCCGAACAGCATTGCCATTGACGCTACACCGAAAGAGGTGTCCCACTTATTCTTGCCAGTAAAGTGCGAGTTGAGTTGGCAACCGTGAGAGGCTAAATAGTTTCTCAAGTTGTCATCTAGTGCATAAGCCTTCTGGTGTGCGTTGATTTCAATACGCAGTTCTTGTGGCTTGTACTTAACGACCCATTCTTCAATCAGGTCTTGAATCTTTTGCGGTGATGGTTCGGTCATATTGACACAATCCAAAACGTAAATCTTTCCATCTGCCTTGTTGTAGGTACAAACAACTGCACCTGTAGCACCTGCCATAGCAGGGTCAAGTCCTATGATGGTGTAGGCACCTTCTATGTATTGAGGATGTCCTGGAACTCCAGCCTTTAGCGGACCTCGTTTACGCATTCCGTTGACGGAACCTGCGATACAGGAGGGAGAAAAGATTGAGTCTTCTGTGACATCTTCTTGCTGGTAGACCATAGCCCATACTGACGGGGATACCTGAGAGCGTCTCTTAAAGAGAGAAGGTCCATCCCACTTGGGAAAATTTCCATTAGGTAATGCGTCGTCCTTATCGTTTTCCTGGCGGTCAGTTTCTGCCCACAATGTTTTCCAGGCTTCAGGCTTTTCATCAAATTCTAAAACGGCTGGCATAGCGCAGTAAGTAAAGGGAGAAACTCCACCTGACCACTGCCCAGCATCTCGCAGCATCTTGTACAAGTCAACTGGTGCCACTCTGGTTCCAACGATAATTAACTTACCGTGTCGACCAAGACGGGTGATAACTTCTTTCTGAAGCCATTCCATCTGCTTTTCCCACTCGTGGGCATTGGTACCCATCACGGCATCGTCGACGATAATCAAGTCAGCACGAGCACCGTAAATCTGAGAACCGATACCTAAGGCTTGGACCGTAGGGTCCTTCTCGCCAGAGTCGCGTCCTGTTCCCAGGTAAATCATATCTGCCGCCCACTGGGTAGCATCCTTCTGGTAACCCCCATTAGGACCGAAAGCGGTCTGGAGTTTCATATAGGCTGGGTGGCTTAATCTTGTTTTAATCGCACCAAGGAACTTACGAGCCATACCCTGAGTCTTTGAGACAATGATGACTCGAATGTTAGGGTTAGTGACGATTCGATAGGTCACATAGTTAGTCGTGATAGTTGTCGACTTGGCGTGCTCAGGCGGTACGTTGATAAGTACACGGTCAGGGTCGCTAGGTTCATAAGTCATACCTGCGGGTTGCCATCGGGGTTCTACCCCATCGATAAGGTCTAGCCAGTTCAACTGGTGAGGAAACATCTTAGAGTCGAGGAACTGTTCACAGAAGTCGGGGAAGGTAATATCCTTGAGTTCTTTCAGGTCAGCCTTGACCCCTTTGCCAGCAAGTCGAGCCTTATCAGCCCGTTCCTTGAAGTCAGCATCCTGCATTGACCATTGGCGGAAGGTAACATCGTTACGACCTACGGCTGCCATAGCAGCGGTAATGGTCGCACCTTGTTCCAGAAGTTGGAGCATTCGCTCCTGGGCTTCCTTCTTGGATATGTTCTGTATCCCTGGCTTGCGCCCTCTGTTTGCCATTGTCAGTGTCCCTAATATCGGTCTAATAACGCTATTCGCCGAACGGCATAACTCTGGCGTTTACTCAACATTAGTTCAGTTAGTTATTTATATATTATAACTAACGAACGAGCGTAGTCCCAAACGAAGCGAGTTCGTTTAGAACTTGTAATGTAAATCATTACATATAAGATAACCTGTTGGAAGTGCCTAAACCGAACACTAGGTTCGGATATATTTTAAGAAAGTGCCCCTCTGGGGCTAAAAGTGCTGGTCAGAGTATATATTACCCCCCTGAATATAACAGAAAATTATGATGGAAGACATATATATACACCTGACTACGTTTCACAACACCCTGGGTCATAACTAAACACTGACATCCTTTTGTCTATTTGTCGACAATCATTCACTGACTAAGTTACCGACTGGTAACAAGCCCCGACGGGGGCATCTCATTTATAACATTTCTTTACAATGGAATTACGAAACACTATTGTGACTTAATTAATGGAATTTGAGAGAGGACACTTCTCTCTT